CACGTTGCCTTACCTTATTCAAGACGATACATCGTCTAAACCAAGCCACGAACAATTGAAAGTACCTTGGCAATCAGTTGGAGCTAAGTGTGTAGTTACGTTAGCTGCAAAGCTTATGCTTGCAGTTCTACCACCACAGACTAGCTTCTTCAAGCTACAGGTTAGGGAAGATAAGTTAGGAGAAGAACTTAGTAGCCCAGAAATAAAAGGAGAACTAGATCTTTCTTTCTCAAAAATTGAAAGAATGATAATGGACTATATTGCTGCATCAAATGACAGAGTGACTATACATCAAGCACTTAAACATTTGATCGTCGGTGGTAATGCCTTAATTTTTATGGGTAAAGAGGGATTGAAAACATTCCCACTTTCAAGATATGTCGTAAACCGTGATGGTAATGGCAACGTCTTAGAGATAGTCACTAAAGAATTAATAAGTAGAAAAGTTTTAAACTTTGATTTACCAGAACCTCAACCAAACAACTTAATAGATGAGACTAAATCTGAGAAAGATGATGTCGAAGTATATACTTATGTCAAATTAGTTGATGGTAGATGGCAATGGCATCAAGAAGTATTCGATAAAATTATTCCTAACACTCGTAGTAGTGCTCCAAAGAGTGCAAGCCCTTGGCTCGTATTAAGGTTTAATACCGTAGACGGAGAAGATTACGGTCGTGGCAGAGTAGAAGAGTTTCTTGGCGACCTTAAAACATTAGAAGGTTTATCCCAAGCTCTAGTTGAAGGTGCAGCCGCTGCTGCAAAAGTTTTATTTTTAGTATCACCTTCAAGTACAACTAAGCCACAAACCATAGCAAATGCTGGTAATGGAGCTATTGTCCAAGGACGAGCTGAAGACGTACAGGTAGTTCAAGTTGGTAAAACTGCTGACTTTGCTACAGCTGCTAATCAAACCCAGCAAATAGAAAAAAGATTATTAGAAGCTTTCCTTGTTATGAACATAAGGCAAGCTGAAAGGGTTACTGCTGAAGAGGTTCGCCTTACTCAGTTAGAACTGGAACAACAATTGGGTGGCATATTTTCATTGCTCACCGTCGAGTTCCTCATACCCTATCTCAATAGAACATTATTAGTACTTCAAAGAAGTAATCAGATTCCTAAACTTCCTAAAGATATAGTCAGACCTACAATCGTAGCTGGTATTAATGCTTTAGGTAGAGGGCAAGATAGAGAAAGTTTGACTCAATTTATTGGAACTATTGCTCAGACTTTAGGACCAGAATCGTTGATGAAATATGTTGATCCACTTGAAGCTATAAAAAGATTAGCTGCTGCACAAGGTATTGATGTACTTAATTTAATTAAGACACAAGAACAATTAGATGAAGAGATGCAAGCTATGCAACAAGCTCAAGCTGGTCAAGCAATGGTAGATCAGATGGGTCAACTAGCTGGAACTCCAATGATGGACCCAAGTAAAAACCCAGAACTTGCTAATCAATTACAACAAGAAGAAGTACCACCCGAAGAATAAATTATGACTGAAACACTAACAGTTAATGCAGAAGAAAACTCATCTGATTTAACAGCTGAAGAACAAGATTCTCTACAAGTTGGAGAAAAGCTGGTACAGGAACAAGGTGAGTTACTTGCTGGTAAATATAAAAATGCTGAAGATTTAGAAAAAGCATACATTGAACTACAGAAAAAATTAGGAGACAAAGACGATGGGGTACAAGAAAACCAAGAAGCCACCCAAGAAGTAGATACTCCTGAACCTGAAACTAAGGGTTACTTAGAGGATGGTTCTGTAAACTACGATCAAGTGTCTGATGATTATGGAGCTGAAGTAGGTAGTCTTTTCAAAAATAAAGGTATTGATCCTTATGAAATGGATAAGTACTTCAATGAAAATAATGGAACCTTATCTGAAGACATGTACTCTAAGCTTGAGTCTGCTGGATTTAATAAATCAATGGTTGATTCATTTATAGCTGGTAAACAAGCTGAAGCTGGGATGAATCAAACAACAGAAGTTGAAGAGAGATTTAATAATTCCGAGATAAGAGATATACAAAATACGGCTGGCGGAGAAGAGCAATACAATCAACTGATTGATTGGGTTAGTGATAATTTACCAGAAGGAGAAATTAACGCATTTAATGAACTCCTAGATACCGGTAATAAAAATCAGATAAAACTGGCAGTACAAGGTATGAATGCAAAATATATAGAAGCAAATGGATATGAAGGCAGGATGTTGGCGGGCAAGCCTCCCAATAATTCTGGTGAGGTATTTCGTAGCCAAGCTCAATTAGTGCAAGCTATGAGTGACCCGCGCTATGATTCTGATCCAGCATATCGTGCTGATGTCATAGCGAAATTAGACAGATCAGACCTCGAATTTTAATTATGTCTAACAAAAAATCATACAAAGACTTCGGCAAGATGACTGCCGAGTTTGGTAGTAACTGGAAAAAAATTAAAGCAGCTAAAAAGGCTAAAGAGGCAGCTTTCAAAAAAGCACTTAGCGGTAATTAGTAATGCCTTAATACAAACCATGAACAACGAAACAATTGAACAAATAGTGGTTCCTATACAACTAGTCGAACCACTTCACAAAAATACAAATCCAATAATGACACACGAAGCAGAAAGATTTAATGGCTGGGCAGCAATGCTTGGTTTCGTAGCAGCCATAGGCGCATACGTTTCAACAGGACAAATAATTCCAGGAATTTTTTAAATGGCAGCTATCTCAATTACAAGAGACGCTAGTAATAATTGGCAGAAGTTTTGTGAGTGGGTTACAAGTACAGACAATCGTCTCTATGTGGGATGGTTTGGCGTACTTATGATCCCAACATTACTAGCTGCAACTACATGTTTCATACTCGCCTTCATCGCAGCACCACCTGTAGATATAGATGGCATACGCGAACCAGTTTCCGGTTCTTTACTTTATGGAAACAATATTATTTCAGGAGCAATCGTCCCCTCCTCTAACGCAATCGGACTACATTTTTATCCTATCTGGGAAGCCGGCACTTTGGACGAGTGGCTATATAACGGTGGACCTTATCAACTTATTGTCTTTCACTTTTTAATAGGAGTAGCAGCATACGCTGGGAGACAATGGGAACTATCATATCGCTTAGGTATGAGACCTTGGATCTTTGTTGCATACACAGCTCCTCTCTCAGCAGCTCTAGCGGTTTTTCTCGTTTACCCTTTCGGGCAAGGGAGTTTTAGTGATGGTATGCCTCTTGGTATTTCTGGTACTTTTAACTTCATGTTCGTATTCCAAGCAGAACACAATATCCTTATGCATCCGTTCCACATGCTCGGTGTTGCTGGGGTATTCGGTGGATCTCTTTTCGCAGCTATGCACGGAAGTTTGGTTACATCTTCAATCATTAAAGAAACAACTGAACAGGAGTCACAGAATTATGGCTATAAATTTGGTCAGGAAGAAGAGACTTATAACATCGTTGCAGCTCACGGCTATTTCGGTAGACTAATATTTCAATATGCGTCTTTCAATAATTCTCGTTCTTTACATTTCTTTCTTGGTGCTTTCCCGGTTATTGGCATATGGCTAACATCTATGGGTATCTGCACAATGGCATTTAACTTAAATGGTTTTAACTTTAACCAGTCAGTTGTTGATGCTAGTGGAAATGTAATTCCTACATGGGCTGATGTTTTAAACAGACAGTCTTTAGGTATGGAAGTAATGCACGAGCGTAACGCTCACAACTTCCCACTTGATTTAGCTAACGCTGAGTCAACACAAATAGCACTCACCGCTCCAGAAATTGCTTAATAAGCTTTGTTTAATATTAACAATAATTACAAACTGTTTTATTATCTCTGGAGTGTCAAGACACTGGAACAATATGTCACAACAATCTGATAAAATGCGTGCAAGCGTAACAAGATTTGAATTTTGTAATAGCAATGACAACCAAGAGAAAGAACGTAAGCCTGAAGATGGGCAAACACAAGAGTCGGACGGGGGGTCTGACAGCAGCCGGTAGAAAAAAATACAACGCTGCAACTGGATCAAATCTTAAAGCACCACAACCTCAAGGTGGTGCTCGTAAAAGATCTTTCTGCGCTCGCATGTCAGGCGTGAAAGGTCCTATGAAAAAACCAAATGGCAAACCTACTCGTAAGGCTCTTGCCCTTCGCAAATGGAAATGTTAATTATGCCCGGACACTACGGAAAAAAAACAACAAAAAAATCTAATGGCACAGCTAAAAAGCTAATGTCTAAGAA